TTTTTAATATTATTTTTTCCCAAAATTTTTTAATATTATTTTTTCCCAAAATTTTTTAATATTATTTTTTCCCAAAATTTTTTAATATTATTTTTTCCCAAAATTTTTTAATATTATTTTTTCTCTAACATACATATTGAAAATTCTAAAACTAACCATACAGTATCAACCTTATTAAAGAAATGAGCACAAATAAAAAATACCAACGAGACTTACTTGAACATTTTCAATTTTTATCAGATAAAATATCAGAGGAAGTAAATAATATTAATAGATCTGCACAGTCTGCTATTGGATATTTTTCAATTGAAGAACTAGGAGATTCAGAATACTTCAGAATACACCGAAATATTTTCGATGAAAGGGATAGGCGGATAGCTAAACTCAACGATACTACTGACGTTCTCATTGATGCGATTCGCGCACTGGTTAGAGAGCAATATGCAGATAATGAACCGTATAAGAGATTCTGGAATGCATAAAAGAAGATACATTCTTAATAAGCATACGTGTTATTAGAAATCTGTTTAAATCAAACCGTCTTCATCATCATTAAGGTCCATAATTATTTCTTTTAGTATAAAAAATCCTATATTAGTAGAAATGTATTTGTCTTTACATACATCTTTGACATATTCGTCATTGAAGAACTCCATGATTTTATTCTGATCACTTAGAGCATTGTGGGCAGCTTTTAAAAAATTTAATATTTTAACATCAGTCACGTCTTTACTCAATCGTAATAATAATGATGCTGCCTTATCATAATCCTCATTTTTATAAAAATTGCTTAATGAATTATGTAATGCCAATGCAGTCATAGCAAAAATCCCATGATTTTCTGCTGCTATAACAGTTATTACGCTAAATGCCGTATATAATACCTTCTTTTTTAATCTGGTAATAAAATTGTGCATAGTTATTTCTTCATTAGGAAGTTTTACATTTTTGAATGCTTCAGGATAATATGTATTCAGAAACTTTTTCAAAAAACGATTATTCTTCGGCACAGTAATGTCGGATAATTGTTTTTTATTTTGTAGTATAATATTTTTGATATGTGATACTATGCTTCCAATACCAATTTCCTGATCTATTTTATCGCGCATCAATTGTAATATTGTTCTTTTAAAAGTATAGGGACTATAAATTTTCCCTGTAGAATATGTTGGATCTTTTGTTGTTGCATCATATAATATGTTGCGTATACGTCTAATGACATGCGCCAATTTGAATGGACGAATTGTTACTAGTGGAGAATCTTTGGATACTGCATTGCTATCATAATACTCTACCAATCCTTTTGCACCGTCAGAATTTATTTTATATTTTATATCTGTTTTATCTAGTATTTTGTAAAATATTTTAGGTAGAAGTTCTTCATGTATTTGTCTTATTATATTCAGGCTGTCATATTCTTCTTCATTAAAACGTATAGTATTTTTTTGAGAAGAAGAATCTTTATGCGATACTTCTATATAGGTATTTAAGTTATCAATTATCTGTGATAGTGTAGAGCCCCCATATGCTGTGGGAGTCGATATCGGAGCATCATGCGTGACAGGAACTGTTTGATTAGAGTTTGTAGATTTAGTTTCTAGTTTTTTAGAAAAGCCTTCCCAACTATCAAATCCTTCACTTTTCAATACTGCCAATGCAATACTTTTTATTGTCCCACTACATTTAGGCAGTAGCTCATGAGGCTCAGCTACATGCTTCTTATGTTCTAGAGATTTTTTAATCCAGTCATATTTGTTATCCTTTCTATAACTTTCCAATTTATTGAACACGGTGTCAGTGTTGTGCTGTAAATCATAAACATGATCTATAGCAACAAAAAGTTCATTTTCTTTTTGTGAATTATATAATCGAATATATCCAGAACATATTTGTGCCCATGCCATTCCCCCATACATGCTTTTCCACGAAAGATTAGAGAAGCATTCTTTTGCTATTTTTATAAAAGTAATACTATCTATTCCTGAATTTTTTACAGATATAAAACTGTCATAATATTCCCTATTATCTGATTTATATTTTTTGCGGTATCTATCTTTATTAGGATTATCTAGATAGCTTTTTAAATTGCCTCCTCTACCTTTATACTGTATAGTATATTTTTTAAAAAAATCACTCTGTCCCATATCTCCGAAGAATTTTAATAATTGGGAGTCTGAATTATAATCATAAATATGACGAAATTCCGCAGACACAGAAAACAAAACAGCATCTAGCATTTCTTTTTTTAGATGATGAAGCAGTGTTTTTTTGGCATCAGAAAAGCTGTCTTTCAAATCTATGGAGAGTTCTCTACGTAATGTCGGCCTCTGAATTATTTCACCAAAATTTCCCTTTTTATCTCCCACCACGTCATCCATACAGAATTGATCTAGATAAGATAATACATAAAAATCATATAACATTTTTTCTTTTGAAAATCCCGATTCATCCGATGGGATATTATATTTTAAATACCGTTCATGTATTAGGTTATTGAAATGAGAGGAGAACGAAATCATTAAATTTATTTATAAGTTTGGTCCTTTTTGATTATCTATATATAGAGCATTTTGATCCTGATAAAATAATATTTTTTGGAAATCAAATATTATTAAAAACTAGTGAAGATGAATAGATTGGTAGATTCTGTCTAATTCTTCAGCATCAATCAAGAATTGATACTTGACTTTAGACATTTTATGCTGTATAGTAAAAGACATATACATAGAAGATACAAGAGATAAACTAAAATTATGCAACCCAAACAAAACAATAAAAATATTATGTTTTCTTCAAAAAAGAGACAAACTGGCAGAACTTCTAGAATGATTGAAAAGGCACATCATCTTGCAAGGCAAGGAAAGAGTGTATGTATCATTGCATATAATACACAAGATGCTATGCGAATCCTTAATATTATCGGCACTCCTACACATTACAAAAACATTACAGTAATCTCACAAAATGATCTTGATAATGATAATGATAATTTCCCGTATAGTTTTGATTGGGAAACGTGCAAATTCTCAGGCAATTCTTTTGTTGCTCTGATAGATCATCGTGTTTTTGAAAATAAAATTGCATCATTGCTTGATCATTGGACACGTTATGATATTGAAGAAAGAGATGAGTTAAGCGAATCGCGTCCAAATCCTCGCCCAACAGAAATTTCTTTTTAAACAGATATTTTTACAGATAAGCAGAATAAATTAGATAGTTCAGCACTAAGCGGAAAATATTTCAAATCACATAAATTACAATAATATAATTTTAATCAAGTATCACTCTTATGAGAAATGAAACATATAATGCTCTTGATACCTTACTACAAAAAATAAACCAATTTGAAAAGGAAAACAAAGAAATAGAAGAACATTATAAAACCCAAGGTGATGTTATTGGTCAATACACTTGTGTAGGTAAATCTATTGCATACTATAAAGTGATTGAAGAACTTTTGAAATTATCGGTTCCCCAAAAAGAAGAGTCTCTTACAGAAGTAGGTAATATTCTTAACTATGAACTGTTATTTTAGATTTATAAAATCATTATTATTTCAACAATTTGACAAAACTGCTATTCAAGAAAATAATAGTGAGGAATATAGTATTGATCGTTTACTTTCTTTTCAACAGCTCTCGACATTTTTTCTAGATTCTACAAATCCACGTCCTGAAAAATATATTGTAATTTTGAATTGTATTCTTGATTATACTGGACCACTGCCAGAAAAAAGGTTACGGCATTTTTGTCATTCCTTTTTCTGTGTTGCAGAAAGAGCAATAGAACACAATATTAAACTAGATAACGGTGATGCGGAACAGTATGTTTACTGGATACGCGATTGGTTAGAGAACGATAGAGATTTGTCATAGACAATATATAACACCTAATCATCAATTTATTTGTTTTGAAAAAGAAAAAATATTATGACATTTATGTAGATAGATTGAGGTAATCATTTTTTAAGATATAAAATACTCAGCAAACTTTATCATAAATAATAAAACAATTTATGATAAAGTTTGCTGAGTATTTTTATGCTACATTGTCTGAGAATAATATAGCATTGCAGCAATTGGTAGATGCAGACCAGAATTTAAGAAATAAATTTGCCATAGAAATTCGTGAACATGGCTGGTCTGAAAAATTAGTTGCAGATTTTATTAAAAAATACAAAACTTCGGCGGATGATGTTTTTGATAGTAAAAGAACATAACAATCTTTTGCCGAACTTTTTCCAACTCTCAAATTCAATACATTCGATACTAAAGATTGGGAAAATTTTTATACATTAATTTTACATCAGAGAGAACCGAATTATTATTCTATTCGTAAAAAGGCATTGGAAGAAATGCTTAAACATAATCAAAACGTAAAACCTCTAGTGATAGATATGGTAAGAGATACACTGTTTCCAGAATTAAAAAATGAGGAATTGCAGTATCCAGAAGATTGTGAGCCAAACGGTAAAGTTTTGATTTTTTTGAAAAAGAAGAGAGTTTCTTGGCAAGACCTTATTAATAGTATTCTAACTAATTAGCATATTTTCAATCATCTTTATCAGAATCCAAACTTTCTAAAAAATATCTTTTAATGTTTTGGTTAAAAAGTGTATATTCTTCAGGACTAACTCCACTGGCCACATATGTTATAAAATTTGTGAATTTTTTAATGAATCTTTCAGTGGAATAAATTGACAAGTTGCGTTCTATGTGTGATAAGTTTTTCATTATATAAAATAAACCTCTCCTCTCTTCACCATCTATTATGGATAGGTTTTTGTCAAGGCCCACCAGTTCTTCTTGTTCACGATCACTTGAAGGTAAATTGAATAAAAAATCTTTAACTGCCAGATATTTAGGAGGAGGAATTTTGCCCAATTTTTCTACAAGTTTCCTAGAATATATTAAATTTTTAGATAACCCAGAATTGATAGGTTTAATCAAATGCTCTCGGATAGTATAGTATATTACTCGATATATAAATTTCTTGAGTTTAAAATTGTCAGTCAATTTATCAGCAACGTCTTCCTTATTTATAATATGTTGTTCTGTTGTTAATGACATGACCAGTTGGTCTAGAGCCTTTCTAAATTCTGTTAGCTTAGACTCATCTTTCTTCCAGTTTTTACCATCAACATGTTTAATAAGATCGAGAACTTGTAAATCTGTGGTGCGAAAAAACGCTCCTTGATATGGCTCAGAAGTATGAATAATTCCAGTTCCGGTATCATCTACAACTCCTTCTATACCTAATTTAAGTAATTCCAGTGTCCATTTTCTCGGATTTGCATTGGCTAAATTTCTTGTTTCTGTTAATAGAGCTTGAAGTGGAGTCTTGCGATAATCATATCCCATATCGTTTAAATGGGTTTTATAAGCAACTTGCAATTTTTCAGACTTTTCTTTGTCATTAGCTAATTTATCACTGAAAATTGCCATATAATACTCTTGTTCTGTTATTAGATGATCTTTTGCTAGTGTTGAGTTTGATAGGTAATCTAGTATATAAACTGCGAGAGGCTTATTTCTTACATACGAGAGATGATTTATTACTATACTATAAATGTCATCTCTAACATTTAATTTGGTTACTAGAATATCATCTTTATTTGCAAGACTCATATAGTCGTCTTCTGCTATAGAAGCATCTCTTATAAGTTCTTCTAATTTCTTTATATCTTTGGGAAATTTGAAGAATGTATTTTTATTATGTTGATCAAAGCTAGCAACATACATATAAAAATTGTCTCCTATTTCGTAACACATATTACGCACCGGAGCAATATCTCTGTATTCTTTACGATAATGATAATCTATTAGCGTAGTCATAAAACTAGATATTTCTTCTAGATAATTTTTAGGATTTTTTAATAATTCTTCTAATTTAATAGAAGTTTTTGCCTGTGGAAAATATTTGCGCAAATTTTCAATAGTAAACTTGCTATCAAATAAAATTTTTTGTGGATTTTTTGGTTTGAATACAAAAATATTAGGCTTTTCTCTTTGATACGGAATATTAAAGTATGATGCTATAGTATCATAATATACCTTTAACGGATAACTGTATATGCCTATTGGGGTGCCGTATGTTGAACCGGGATTTATTCCGAACTTAGCATGTCCATCAAAGTCACTAGTAAATGTGATAAAAACATTAGGGTCATCCCGATATTTATCAAGTTGTTCCATTACTGTTAATTTTTCAGACCTTCTCTTTTCTAAGAGAGTTTCATAAAAAAATTTGGAAAATTGCTGCATCTTTTATTTATTATGTAAATATAATTGGATGCAGTCTTTTTCCTATCATTTTTACAATCTTCTTCAAGAGATGCCCCAGAAATTGAACATTAAATTAGAAATCCAAAAAGTAAATTTACAAAAAAGCGGATTCACTTTAGTCGGAGAATTTGAAGGTTGCGATGTATGGGAAAAGAGGAAATACGATAGTATAAAATTATTCTTCATGGGTTGAAGAGGGAGAAACATTTCTATGGTATTTAGTTGGTTTGAATAATCTTCAAGAAGGTATTGATTATAAATATTCTGTATGACTTTTGATACTTTATATAGATTAATAATGGAGCGATTCGCCAATCCTGATGAAGAATATTTGTCTATTATAGATCAAGCTAAACAAATAAAAGATAAAGATCAATTTGCTCGACTAAAACAAAGATTTTCACAGATAGTGGATGATGCTCGTATTAAGGCCGGATACACGATTTTCCCTGTATATCATGGAAGTGCCGCAAACGAAAAATTCACCAAATTTCAAAGAACGAAATCATATAGGGATTCTGGATTCATGGGCTATAATGAAGAAGTTGAATCACCCACATATTTCTTTTCGAGTCATTCACAGATGGCACATGAATTTGCCAGAAATAGAGCAGACCATCCTGCTGATGCATGGATTCATAAAGGACTTGCATTAAAAATACAGAATCCGTTAGATTTATCTGGTGATAGAAAACTTTTACAGAAAGTATTTCGCCAAATAGGAATAGATAAAATTCCACACAAATCTTCAATGTGGTCATTATTTGATTCACAAGAATATGTTGATAAAATCAAAGCAAAGGGATATGATGGTGCAATTATATCTGAAAGCGATGCAGCTAAAATTTATGGAATAAAGGATAAAAATTTAACATACGTTGTATTTGAACCAAATCAGATTAAATTTGGAGCAGAGATGACATACGATGACGGTCAATTGATTCCACTATCAAGAAGATTCAATTCTAGTAATGATGATATAAGATATTAATGTATGAAAACGACTGATATAAATACTGCAAAAATATTTGGTCTGCGATTTTCGGGACATGGTTCTGATTTCTTACCAAAGAATCCATTGTTCGATAAAACTTTTGAAGAAGCTAAAAAACAAGCATTAGAATGGGAATTACGGGCCGATACCATTGGTGGACGAGCCGAAATTGTAACAGCCTTAGATTTTATTATAAACCAAGAAAAAACCATAGATTATGGAACAACAAAGTAATACAATGACATGGTCCGAAGGTGCCAAAAATCTTCTTTTGATAATATCAAATGCACAAAACAATGACGAACAAGCGGATGCCATTTTCAGAGATATGTTTTATCAAGTCCTAAAAACATTTGAATTGGAAGGCACTCACCCGCATAATTATCCTATCTATAAAGATTTGACGTTCACGCCGTCACAAGAACCAGAAGGTAATCATTAGAAAATTTAGATTATGAGTGAAACACCAATACTACCGAAAAATAAAGATTTTTATGAAAAGATCGTAAAAGCAGCAAATTATATATCGGTTGCAAATAAGAATGGAACACGCCTTAATAATTATGTTCTACTTAGACAACCAGATGACTGCGATGATATGCCAGAATATATCCAAATGAAATGTGAAATCTGTGGATGGATTGATGATTTCACCAGAGAAAGTCTCAATAAAGAGAGTTGTGTGGAAGGATATTGTGACGATTGTGAGCAACACGAAATTTTTATCCAATTATAGAGTTATGGATATAAAAATAAACGAGCTTTATGGACAGTTTTATTATAGGATAAACCTGATGTGGACCTTTAGAGAAAAAGTAACCATGGAATCAATCATTTATGAAAATTAAAGAACTAATCTCATTTTTAATGGTAATGGACCAAGAAAGTGAAATTGCTATCGAGGCAACTGCCGATGCTTATACCAATGCTATGCCTATAGAAACCGCCTACAAGAGCACTTATGAGAATTTATATGTGCTGATACCAGAAATGCCGCTGATAGCGACTAGCGACATTCATGGGTAAAATATTGAGAGCATATAAAGGTCAGCTTGAGCCGAACAACATTCAAATCAGTAAAATGAAAATGAATTGTGGTGCATCAAGATGGGCATATAACTATGCACTTAATATCAAAAAAGACAAATTTGATAAAAAAGAAATGATTCCTAACAATATCAAATTACATAGAGAAATCAATAAATTAAAAGGAACAGAAATATTACCGTGGGCATATGAAAATGGTATTTCCAAATGTAGTTTTCAAGAAGCACTGAGAGATTGTGACAAAGCCTTTTCTAATTTCTTCACAAGATGTAAGAAAAAGAATATCAAACAAAAAGGTTTTCCTAAGTTTAAATCGAAGAAAAATGATAAACAATCATTTAGATTAACTGGTTCAATTCATGTTTCAGATAAACATATTCAATTACCAAGATTAGGTAAAATTAAATTAGCAGAAAGAAATTATTTGCCATTAGATGCAAAGATATTATCTGCAACAGTTTCTAGCAGAGCAAATAAATGGTTTGTTTCTTTACAAGTCGAAGAAAATAATAAAGAATCTCTTACTGATAAGAATGAGATCGTGGGGATTGATTTAGGAATCAAAACTTTGGCAACTTGTTCGGATGGAACAACCTATGAGAACCCAAAAGTCTTAAAGAAAAACCTCAAAAGGTTAAAGCGTAAACAAAAACAATTATCAAGAAAGAAAAAGGGCAGCAAAAACTATGGAAAAGCAAAACAAAAATTAGCTAAATTACATTATCATATATCAAATATTCGTAAAGATTGTTTGCATAAAGTAACTTCGGAAATTATACAGAAAGCCAATGTTATAGTTTTAGAAGACTTAAAAGTAAGAAATATGATGAAAAATCATTGTTTAGCACAAGCTATCAGTGATGTTGGATTATTTGAATTTCGCCGCCAGATAGAATATAAGGCAAAATGGAATAATAGAGAGGTTATCTTTGCGGATACTTTCTTCCCTTCCAGTAAAACCTGTTCATGTTGTGGATGGAAAAATTCAGATTTGAAGTTGACAGATAGAGTATTTGAATGTAAGGTGTGTGATATGAAAATGGATAGAGATTTAAATGCGAGTTTGAATCTAAAACAATTTTATACCGAAAGTTCTTCGGGAATTCAAGCCGGTGGAGATGGGAGTTCATCTGCGAACGAAAGTTCGCTTTTAAGCCCGTCTATGAAGCAGGAATTTAACAAAAAGTCAAGAGTTTATATCTTAAAAAGATGACTTTAGATTTTTGTAAGTTTAAAAGAACGGTATTGAAGAATCCTTCATTTCACAAAATAAGAACTACAAAAACTTTGCACAAAAAGTATATACTGATTATCTATTAAAGAATTACCCGTATATTTTAAGTGATTCATCAATGACAACTTTAGGATTTATATTTTGGAAAAAGATTTTCTCTCAAAACCGAGACAAATTCAATTTTTATATCTTGGATTCTGTGGTAAAAAGCAAAACAAGAATTACTGCTGTAGAGCAAATGGATGATGTTTTTTCAAGCAGTGAAAGAGATCACTACAAAAGATTTTTAGTAACACAAAATAGAAATCTGTTTAGTGGCAAACCTAAATGATATTTTAGGTATTTTCTAAAAATAATTTGTCAATGCTATAAAGATTTTAAGATATGGGCTATCACATCTACAGTCCATCCGTTTCCAATAGCATGTTTTGCAGCAGAATCAGAAATAACATCACAGTAACCTATAGGAAGTGTTTGCGCCATTTCCATTTCATGTCTAGTTATTTTTCTCCATGCATAGCTACCATCCTCTAGCATATATACAAAATTAGAACAACCACAACCTGCTGGATTGGATGAATTAGAAGCTGTTAGACAATTAATAAGTTGGTCCTTTCCTCTGAAATTTCCTATTATTCTTTTTTGAGATATTTTGCTTTTGAAATTATAAAAATCTATTTTAGAAATGTCCAACTTTTTAATTTCTTCTTTTGTTAGATAGTCTTCTCCTATATAATCTCTGGCAAATTTATTCGGAATCGGCAATTCTGATACGGACAAATTTGTCCAATAAAGACGTTTTCTAGATTGGGCAGAAAAGCATGATGAATTGATTAAAACTGGTTCTGTTCCTACTAAATTAGTTATTTCGTTTTCCCATTCCTTTTTCATCACAACATTTTCAAGTAAGAAATGCTTCGGCTTAATTTCTTCAAATAACCTGTGCCAGTGATAAAATAAACCGCTTTTCCCAGAAAATCCTTCTTGCTTACCAGCGACAGAAAATGACTGACAAGGACTGCCTCCCAATAACAAATCTATATCACAGAAATCCGAACCCTTGAGAACAGAGACATCTCCTACTTGAATGTTGTCTGGCCAATTTTGTTTAGACACTTTAATAGCGCTCTGATCAATTTCTGATGCGAAATATTTATTTATTTCTATTCCAGCTCTTTGCAGCGCCAATCGTCCGCAAGAGATTCCATCAAACAAACTTAGAACATTTATAGGTTTTTTATTCATTTTTAACTTATTTAAGAAAAACGTGTTTACCATCTAATCCACAATTTTCTAAAATTTCAGAATTATTTTCACCATAAGCAATTAATACAGATGGAGTGGTTGAACCACCACCCAGAGAACCATCAAGTCTCGAAAATTTCAATCTTCTTTTTAAGAATAGTATAGAATTTGCATCATTCCAAATATGGTCAAAAAATCCTTGAGTTTCTGTCCGGGCGAAAATTAATGCCAAACCATTATTATGTTCTTTTAATCTTTTCATAAATGGCACCCAATTTGAATATGGCGGATTTAGCCATACTCGTCCTTCCCATGGAAGCATTAGACCATCCTCATTGTTTTCTAATGAATAAAAACGATCTGCTATTTTATATGGCATTTCTTTAGGCGAACAAGGATCTAAATCAAAATGTCCCAATTTATCTAGTAAACTCTGTGGAGTGAGCCATACATCAGTAGTATCAACCTTGTCTATTTTATAATAACCATCTGTTCTTTTTGACATATGTTCTACAATAGCATGTATACTCATTCGGCGCAATCAATACTATTTCAATCTCATGGTGAAAAATGAGCCCATGTTACCGACATATTGTATATAGGACGTATCAAATCTTTTACTAAAAATTTTTTTATAAATCTCAGTTTTATCAGAATTGAAACTTCCAATCATAATAGTTCCATATTCAGTCATCCATTCTCTAAATATATTTTCTATTTCTCTCATATGTTTCAGCAGACTGTCTTTAGCAGGAAGTTTCATTTGAGATGTAGGTTCTGTGAACTTTTGATCGCCATAAACAAATGATACTTGAAATCCCATACCATAATTTCCTTCTATTAGAAGAAGTGTATAATTCCCCACTTTTCTTCTATCGACTATACGTTTAGTAGTAGGATGCCGTTTTATAATTTCAATTTCGTCATCTAAATTTTCCTGCAAGAGTTGATGCAATCTATTGAAAAGTTTCATATTATTTTACAATACTTATTACTTGACTGCAAATTATATCATAGTATAGTATGACACGCATGAACACACCTTTGATTAAATGGACTGGCTCTAAGAGGTCCGTGGCTAAACAAATAGTAGACTTCTTTCCTAATAAAATAGAAACATATTATGAACCTTTTCTCGGAGGAGGATCTGTATTCTTAGAATTATTGAAATCTTCATTAAGTGTTAATAGATACGAATGCTCAGATTTTAATGAATCATTGATCGAAATTTTCAAATCAGTCAAAAATAATCCAGATGAAATCATAAATTCATATGATGATAAATGGAATAAGTTACAAAATGATAAAGACTATTTTTATAAAGAACGTGAATATTACAATAATACCAAAGATCCATTTTCTTTATATTTCTTAACCAGAACTTGTTATAATGGAACTATAAGATATAATAACAAAGGAGAATTTAATACATCATATCACTTCGGAAGATCTGGAATGCAACCAGAAAAAATTGAAAAAATTATTCAATATTATAATCTTCTTATGAAGAATAAGAGTATAAATTTTTCCCACAAATCCTTTTTAGAAGTAAAATCAGATCATCAAAAAGATGTGGTATATATTGATCCGCCCTATTCAGATTCAAAAGCATTATATTTCGGAAACATAAATTTTAATAATTTATGCTCTTGGATAGAAGATTTACCATGTAATTGGTATTTTAATTTTAACGAAATAAATTCCAAAGATACAGAAGCAGAATTACCATTCTCCTATTCTGGTAAAGAAGAACTATGCACCGGGAAAAGTTCATTCAGTAGGATGAAAGGTATAGATGTAAATGTTAGAGAATATTTCTATTATAAAAGTATCTAGCGGATAATTATATTATCACATAGTATTCCGTTAAATTATTTTACATCCGCTTTATCTTTATTCAATCGTCATTGAATTTCCGCTCTCTAATAAATATCTTTCTATAGCACTCACAAACTCCGAGCCCTCTTCTGTAGACAGCTCATTTATCACAAAGACTATAGTATCTTTTAATGAGTAAATAAATCTTTTACTAGAATAATTTGACATATAATAATCCAGTTGTTTAATATGATTAAGTATTACTGCAAATTTAACCAAAGATTCTTTCTCATTATCAGTTAATGTTAAATCTAATCTAGAAATGTCCATTAGGTATTGTCCCGGAGTGCGTCTAGCAATATGTAAAAATTTCCTCACTCCAGCAAATGTAGGGGGCACATGTTCTCCTAATACTTGTAAATATTTTTTGGCATATTTGTGATGTTTATTAGCATATAGATGTTCATATATATGTTTCTTTATAACATAATATATGCAGCGATATACAAATTTCTTTAACTTAAAATCGGGCTTTATCAACTGTTCTGCCCCGGTATTTCTTAGAATAGGAAGTTTTAACTCGACTATAGAAGTTTTTAATGCATCTAAGACTGACAAAAACCGTGATTCTTCGTCAGTCTTAGAATACTCACGATTCCAATTTTTGCCCTCATTATTTTTTATTAAATCCAATACTTCTAGTTCAGGAGTTTTGAAGAACACTCCTTGGAAAGGCTCATTAGAGTGAATTATTCCAGAACCGGTATCATCTACCACTCCTTCTATACCAAGTTTCATTAGCTCAATGGTCCATTTCCTAGAATTTTCATTTGCCAGTTTTCTAGTCTCTGTTAGTAAACTTTGTAATGGTGTTTTGTTGTATGCAGAATTTTCTAAAAATAGAGAATATGCCGCGTTCAAAATCTCAGTTTCATCACTGTCATACGCATGTTGGGTATATTTCAAATATGCAAGAGCAAAATCTTTTTGAGTTATCCTATAATCCTCTATAATACTTGTATAATTGAAATTATCTAAAATAAATTCTCCAAGTGGTTTATTTCTGGTATGCAATTTGCCATTAGCAGTAACATTTACTACTATAGTTGACATTGAATCTGAAAATCCTGCTGGTTTTAGTTGATCAACTTGGACAATTGCGGTTGACATAAAGGTTTCTCCATCCTTAATCATTTCGTCTATTATATTTCTTATTGAATTTATATCTTTGGGAAATTTGAAATAATTATCATATCCCATGAGCATGTTATTAGTCCACACATATAAGTGATTATTATATTCATAACATGCATTATTTCTTGGGGCTACTTTTTTATATTCCTTATAATGTGATACGTTTGCAATTTCTCTGACAAAGCTAGATATAGTATTTTGATACTTCTCTGAGTCCTTCAGTATGTTGTCTAGACTTGTTGAAATCGTGGCATCGGGAAAATATTTGTGCAAGTCATCTAATGAAAATTTGCTATCAAATAATATTTTATCTGGATTTTTTGGACGAAAAACAAAAATATTAGGAAGTTCTTTTTTGAACGGAATATCTCTGTAGTTTTTTATAGTATCATAGTATACCTTCAGTGGATAAGAATATATTCCTATTGGAGTATTATAATGTGATTGGGGATTTATTCCGAACTTAGCATGTCCCCTAAAATCGGATGTGAAAGTTATAAACACATACGGATCATTTTTATACTTCTCTAACCGATCAATAACGTAAGATTTTTCAGTTCTTCTTTTTTCTAAGAAAATATCATAAAAGTAATTAGAGAATGTCATTTATTCTATTTATTGTTACTATTCAGTATAGTATTGTTTTATCACCTTCTGTAAATCACCATCCTGATTTATTTTGTTTTCTAATGCATTACCTAACAAAGTCAAATATAACACGGTTCTAGTAGATATACTGCTATTAACTTGGTCATGTATGTAATTGTGTTTGAGTTTTCCGAGTGTTATTTTCTCGTTCTTAATATCCTCATATAAAGAATCCAAGTTCCACTGGTATCCTATTATTTTATCAACCATATATGGCAACACTCGGTTATTTAATATGTGAGAATTTGTGCGATATATTTTTGGAAAAATTCTAGCAAGCATGTCTTCTAAATAACTTCCCAAAACACGCAGCAGTGCATTTACAAATGACGGGGAATTAAAGCCATATATATAGTTTTTATATAATAAATTTACTAAATTCTTTGATATTGCTATGACATTATCATTTAATACCTCGCTCTTTTTAGAGAAGAACGGTTCTCCATTTTCATACTTCACATCATTTGTTATGAATTTATATGATAGTGCATGGGAAAATTCTAATGGATCAAATCTATTGAGCATAGATTCTATATCAGATACGCTATGCATCATACATGGCTCATTTTTCTCTAAATATTTTATATAGACTTCCCAAAATTCACCAGAGCCACCAACATCAATGGCCTTATTCATATAATCTGAAAACATTTTATCACATTCTACTGAATTAGATGTGCCATATGTTAATCTATGTTTGGGATTTATATATACATCATTGTCTACTATATATTTGGCAAATCTTATATCCATCTTAAATATGATGCTATTATTAAAATATTTGAATATAAAATCTGCTAATTCTTTGTTGGACAGTGCTAGGCGGTATATATTTGCCTCAGCATCATCGCTGTCCATAAATTGGATGCTGTTATCATAATCGTCTATGTGCAACTGGTATTTTTCTCCAGTTTCTTTTAATGTTATTATATATATAATGGGCCTCGTTCATTATAACTAACAAATCTATTGTTATCCTCTGTAGTAGCCGTACACCATGAGGTATCTGCGCCAAATGCACAAGATGCTCTAACTGATAGTGGTGTTATTATTGATAATTTATCACTGTCTAAATGGACGGTATATTCGGATTTAGGTATTCCAGATATTCCATCCGATTTCACCTTCTCAAAGCTGAGAATTTTCTGAATTTTATTATTGCGGTTTAAAATATCATTAAGGTCTTCTATAGCGTTTATTCTGTTTATGTCTCGGTATTCTGGTTCTATTGATTTCTTAAATCTATCATATGTTTTTAATGAATTTGATATTCTATAAGAATCTTCTAAAAATCTAGAATTATATTCTTTTTTATTTAACAAAGACTATCGTCTTTATTAAAGAATATTATAATAGTATTAATATGCGCACGACCATATCTGAAATTCTTCGACAACTAACTCTGCCAGAGGTGCAGGAAGAAAATTCTTCGCCATTCTTTGATACAGATTTCAATACAAATGACATATATACTCTTAGACGTTCCCCAAAACATATTACAGAATTTAATGATAGAGTAAGAGAATTATTGAAATAATATAGTTATGATATATTATTCATAAACGACTTAACTCATAATGGCTTCTATTATCTTCCTACGGTTAGCCCCGTTAAGGGCAAAAAAGTTCTCTATTGCAGTAGCAAAAAGCTCATCCTTATTATGTAAACCGTAATCTGTCGGCCAATTATTAACTACTGTTAAGAATTTACGAAGTTCATCAAAATAATCTCCAGTATAAGTATCCGTCTCTATAATTCTTATAAGAATAGTTTTCATAATATCTACTATTCTAGGCAAATTTTCTGCATTATTGGTTATTGATAAATATGCTCTTTCTCGGTAATCTGCATTATAAACAAATTCATTTTTGTCTAATTGATCTGGGGTAATACGCTTTAATAATTCAGTAATTTCTTCTGACAACAATCTTGCATAATCTTCTACTAAATTATCATATTCAGTGCCATCTGAATTTTTATATTCTATATATTCATCAAAACAGCGATTTATAAATCTCTCTATCATTTCTTGTAATTTCAATATAGAGAATCCTAAGAATACTTTGGCATGAATCATCTTAGTTATTAAATCTTTCCAAGAACGATGTATTTCTTCAAAATTTTCTTTTTTATCAAAAATACTTTCTACATTTACACCAAGTGCATCGGCCATATTAAAGTCTTTATGATCTACAGAATATTTTAATTGATTAAAAAGATTTTCCATCGAACTCTTGAATAATTTACTGTTATTAAAAAACCATAAATGAGCCCACTCATGAACGATAATATTTGACATTTGTGACGTATCCGTTGATACTAAACTCTGTAAATCAATGATCATATATTTTCTAGATCCCACCGCGTATCCTGCAACATCACCAGCTTTTCCGGTATTTTTATTAACATCTGCTCGTAAATCATCTAAAACTAAATTAACACGCATTGAAGGGAAGCCTATTTTGCCTATAGAAGATTTTGCATCTTTTAATATATTTTTAAGATTTTCCTGAAAACTAGGTTCTCTGATAAAATTATTAAAAAATTCTGGATCTTTATCTAAAATAGAATTTTTAATAAAAACTGAGAACATAGGAACATCTATAATATGCGAAATATGTTTAGATTTTCTAAATGCTTTTTCATTTATTAATGAATAATAATAATCGGAAAATTTCACTATAACTACTTAATTAACTAAATTTTGTTAAATCGTAGTAATGAGATTTTGGGACTTTAGTGATATATGGATAATCCTCACCAGAAATAAACCAATGCCAATGAGAAGGTCTGTCATACTCGACAACTGGTGCATAGCCGTCGGTTAAAATAAAAATTTCTGGATTGTGAAAAGAATTAGTTTTAGACAATTCTGAAACTTTATCAACTATACACTGAAATTCTGTTCCGCCTGACATTGCCTTTAATGCGGATTTTCTATTATGAAATGTCATATCCACGCACTTGGTGTCAAATGCATAAAACTTAGTATTGAATATTTTTCTATCAATAGAATATGCGCATTGAGCAAATCTTTCAAAGTAGTCGCTACATGAACCAGATAAATCTAAAAAGAAGAGCAAATTAGTAGACGAATAGTTACATTCAGTATTGATATGTAAAGGTTCACTTGGTATTACTGCATTTTCTATATAAGGCAACGGTCTATCCCATCTAGCCTGTTTAGAAAAATGTTCATTATACGCTTTTCTTGTCCAATTTTTAATAACACTTTCCCACGGAATTTTCTTTTTAGTTAGAGAATTGAATTCCACATCAGTATTTCCTTTATCAGTAGAACGTGAGCGTTTTTTTACAATCTTTTTAGCAAGTTCTTTGATAATTGTTTTATCAGGATCTATGCTTTCCAAAAAGTCATCTAATGCATCCAAATCATCCTCTCCGTCTCCTAAACCAATTTCGCCCAAAGAAAAAGGCAATTGTTCTGGAGTGTTAGATTTGAGAAGATTATAATAGTATTCTGTCGAATTACTACAAATAATCTCTTGCGTATCTGGAAATACTGTATCTAACCAGCAACATTTATCTTTGATAAATTCTACTAAATCATCTCTACTGAAATCAAAATAATCTACCAAAGTATGATTTATAACTACATCTGCTGCAATATTATATAGCGATAATTCTTCTGGTTTAAGACTTAGCATTCTTTTACCATGTTCATACATCACATGCAATAGCTCATGACAAATTACAAAACATTTAGATTCCTCGTTCAAAGGTTTCCAGAAATCTGGATTTATAGAAAGAGCCAATTCCTTGCCATTTTTATCAAAGTTTATACAAGCTGTAGTTTGAGAAGAATCCCAATTAATACTAGTAGCATCCCAAAATAATCTGAAGAAAAAATCATATTTTTGAATTTTCTTAGAAATATCTAATCTCTCGTCTATTTTCATTTCGTTATTTTAGAATGTGCCTGTAGGATAATTACATTGTACCTTTTCATCGCCGCAAACATACTTGCTATCATATATCCATTCTGTTACAACTTTATTCTCTCTAGCAAGTTTTAATGATTCTACTACAATTTGTTTTCTTGGAATACGTTGATACTCCAAACTTTGTATAATAGATTGTATATTAGAAAATGTCATAGAATCTCCTATGAAATTAGCAGATGGGCGACGAGTTTTTGATGCTAATTTTACTAAGGTAGAAAATTGATGCAATAGATATGATGTTTCATTGATTTTAGATTCTTCGCATTCTTGACTAAATCCAGATACTGCTTTAATATATAATTTAAGAATAGAACCTAGTGCATAGCCATCAATCTTTTTATTTTTATGCGCTCTACTCATAATTCCACGTAACACTGTGCTGACTATAGCAAATTGCTGCATAGTATTGTCATCTAGAATATTCCAAAAATACTTGAAATGATATAATAATGATTTGTCAATTTCTTCAATCTGTTCTGTCGGAAGAGACTCATGATGCCAGACTATTTTATTAACCGTAGTAGACAAAGGAATATATTCGTTATTCCGAGCAAATTTGAGAATGTGGACTATATAGTTTGCTAGTTGAGAGAAAATATGGTTTTTTTTATCAGCCAAATCACCATCTTTTTTTAGGGGCTTTTTTTCATCTTTGCACATCGAACTATCCACATCATCAATATTATCATCATTAATAATTTCATATTTTGTAGCAATTTCTAGAAATTCGTTCAAATGTTGTTTAGCATCATTAAGATCATTATTTGCTGGATAATGTAGAAAGTCATCAGAAGGTTTTATTTTTATAGATTTGTGCATGATTTTTAGCACGTCTATTAAATTACTATTAGGTTTTGCCTCACATTCTTCAGATAGCATAGATTTATATTCAGGTTCATCACTCAGCAAACTTTTAGTAATTACATAATCTTGATAATGTGTATTAGTTGAAAAGAATTTTTTCCTTAATTCAGATGGGCCGTTTTTCCAATATTTATAAAATTCACTAAAACATAGTTTTTTATAAAATTTAGAAACTAATTTATTATTGGAAAAAAGTTCTTTAAGAATAGCATCATCAAAATTATCTATTGCTTCAATCCACTTAATATCATCTCCTTCCATAGATAACATCTTAATCAGATTAGTATGATTTGCAGAAACTGGAAGAAGTGCGGAAATATCAAGTCCTTTATCATAAAAATCTGCAACATATTCAAGTCTTCTAGGAGAAAGAATCTTTAATGCTTCTTCAGGTTGCATTTTCCACCATTCAATGAGCAGTTTTGCACGTTCTTTTCCATATTTATTTGAGAAATATTCCATATCTGGAGCATTAGGAATTTCACAAATAATATGAAAACGGTCTAATTGAGCAGGGTCTAATTCATCTACATCATAGTCTTGCTCATTTTTAGGATTAACTGCTGCCCAAATCATTCGGAGATTAGGAAATGATCTTCCATTAATAGTTTTGAATTGTAGAAGCTCTAGTAGAGCATTTCTCACCGTTCTATGACAACGATTAAATTCATCAATAAAAATAGCCTCTACAGAAGTATCCATACTTTCAGGAAGAGCAAAATCGACTTTATTAGCCCCCTCTGCCTGTTTAGAAACAGTAGGTATTCCTAGAATATGAACCCATGGATCTAAGGTTGCTCCCGAAAAGTAAGAAAATTTCAATTCGTTTCTCTTAAATGAATCAAGGATTTGCATAGATTTACCAACACCCTTTTCACCAATCAGGAGAACATTAGCATTTGCAGAAATCCACTGATCAAGAATTTGAGCGTTTATTTTTTTTGTATTAAACTTTAGCATAATATAGTTTCTATTCAAGAATAATATAGCATAGTAAAGAAGCATGTCAAGAATCAATTAAATAACAATATGACATATTATTTTAATGACAGTGCGGGAATTAGTCCAGATTGGAACGAATTGACGAATTGGTGGGAAGATTCTGGTGCATCCTCTCCAGCCATAAACGTCCCAAGTGACGTGGGAAGTGATATCATAGTATTGCAGAGTTATTGTTCCAACATACCACCATTAACTATTTCTAATGATGGGAGATTGCAAAGTCAGAATAGTTCTAATTTTTTCCAAATTATCAACATCAACGGCGCGACTGGAAATTTGGAACCGAACTTTTCTGGTACAATCGGAGATCTTAATATATCATTTTCTGGAACATTTATTATAGAAGGCAACTACGTAGTAACGGGAACTATTAGTAGCAACGCAAATTTAGTATATCAAGAGTTCAATTCAGTAGATTTATCTAGTGCGACTATTCAGCTAGCAGCAGACATTTCCTTAGCTCTTGTCATGCCACTATCCGTAGGCTATATATCTGGTGCTGGCAATAATGCTATAATAGCAAATTATCCTTTAATATGTGGAAATCTCTATCTTCCTGCTGGTGGTATTGTTTACGTGAGTTATAGTGCTTCGCTGACTATAAATGACATTGGTTCAGGGTCTAATATATTTATAATTAATACTAATAATTCAGCAAATCTAACTATAAACGGAAATGGTGGCTATTTTCAATACAGCGGAAATGTCGGTGGATTAGATATAGTGGGGCCATCTACTCATGTTGGGATAGGCAGTATGTTGTTGACCGTAGAAGGAACTACTGTGGTGGATGGTGCTTCTTTTTATCAAGGAAATATAAAAATGGGCGCATTTAATATAATCAATTCTACTTTTTTTAACACACATTCTACTACATTCTACAATAATTCGGCAAATACACTCCCTGATAATTTTTATAGCAGCATATTAGTTATAGAAGAAGGTTCTACTATACATACAAGTGGGAACACCAGTTTCTCAGCAATCTGCGGTAATTTACAAATTTCTGGAACTATTAATTTTAATGGTTTAGTAATCTTATCTGGACTATTAGATGTCACGTCTACAGGAGTCATTAATATGAACGGAAATCCATTAGTATTGCCAGCAACTTCAACTATAGCAGGAACTATCAATAATAACGGAAGCTTAGATTTGGAAAACATGATAGCCGGAACTGATGTATCACTACCTTCTGGAGAAACTATATATTCTTTCGGTGGAGGATTTTTCTAAAAACTCTTAATACTTTAAAATAAAAAAGCCTAATTGAAATTTCAATTAGGCTTTTTATAATCAATTTACATGACAAATATGCTTCCTATGTTACTGTCAATAACACTATCTATCTCATGGTAAATACGTTCTTCCCAATAAGCTAATTTATCTTCCAATTCTTCTAAATTTATATCTCTTCTAATATAAGACCCGTCAGGTTGTCCCCATCGAAATCCTCTATGTGGAAGTATTTTTGGGAAATTTCTGTTGAAAGTTATTTTTCCGGTGGTGATGAACTGAGCAACTAGTTCATGAGCAAATTCTCCCTCATTTAGTATTTTGCGATCTCTGGCACTTTTCATAGTTCCTAGAGCATTACACAATGCTCTGGTTTTTTTTGAAAACCCAAAAGAATATTCATCCGAGAAAGATGCCCTAGTTCTATTATCATCAAATCCATACACATCTTTGCCAATATCTCTTATCATAGCATTTACTGACTTTGTAAATTTTTTATAGTAGTAACTTCTTCGCATAGCATGGCCTGCTCTGTGTGCCAGTGTCCATGGAGTCGCTGGGATTCTATTGGCTCCGATATTATTGGTATAAAATATAGTTATAGCATCCCTGTCTTGTGAAAAATTGTAATTCAATTTATCTCGTATAAATTCATACTTCACTTCTCCTATTTCTAAATAATTTTTAGCATTAGGTTGCCTAACAAAGTATACGTCGAATTTGTATGGGCAGTTTTCCCATTTACGCCGTAATTTAGTTATTCCAGAATCTGAAGTTAAAATTCCTATACTAGGTTTATCCCATCCTCTAGGTTTTGCTCCTGGACTCCAATCTCCTACATGAACTACGTCACCAATTTCATCCTCTTTAACTAATTGATATAATTTGTCAAAATTGTTCTCTGATTCACCCATAGCAAATCGTTTTTGTATACCCATAGCAGTTTTTGGCATTATTCCTCGTTGTTTCATAAATTGTCCTTTTATTGCAGGATTCATTACATGTAATTCATCCCATTTATCATTCATATTTATCGGTGTAGTATTACTAAATTGAGAATAATCTTCTTCTTCATTTTCAAATTCGTTTGATATTAATTTTTCAAGTTCGTCCAATGAATACATCTTTTCAACGGGGCTGTTGTTTTCCTTAATATATATTTCCCATGAATAAACCGACAAATCTATCTGTTTTACATACCATATAATATCAGCCACGGCATTTATTGCCTCTTGGCTCACATCATTTATATAATTCCAAAAGGAGATTATTTTTTTACTAGACCATAGTCTTCCTACTAAAATATTTAATTTATTAGCAGACGAATATTTCAATATATGTGATCGGTCATCCGAATCCGACTGCTCAAAAAATGAACGAATTGACGAAAAATCACCATTTAAAACTATATCCTTAGTATATTTGTCTATGTAGTCAGAGAAGACATTTTTTTTAGTTCTCTGGAAAAATTCTATCATAAAATTTAGTAGATCGCCGTGAGTCATATCTGGGACCAATGATATTATTGAAAATTTTGGAGATATTATAAAGGCTGTTGCAGTTCTCTGATAGTAAGGTGCTATGTTATCAGGTGATTCTTTTATAATGTTAAAAATTGTATTAAAATTCATTTAATAACTATTTATCATTCCAAAATTGTTTTGGGAATACCTTAATATTGCCGTTTTGTCTTATAAAGGTAGCATATGATGTTTTGAGACGATTTGCTCGCATAGCAATTTTAGGAACTATACAATAGTAATTAATAAAATTTATAAAATCCGTGATACCTTTATTTCCAGATAAAATTTCTGATGAAAGAAATCTAAACTCTAGTGTCTTGTTCTCTTCCTTAAACATATTCACATAATTAACTCCATGAAATTTGTTAGATAGACTTTTTAGTAACTCATTAAAGTTGTCTTCGGGTATAACAATAACTCCGTTTTCTAAAGTTCCTATTTCTTTACCATTTTCGCCAAAATGCTCTTTTTTGCCAATATAACCGTTCTCATCATTTTTATGATAATATATTGCTCTATCCATCAGATGTTCTGGATTTTTGAAATACATTACGTATAATTGCCTAATAAGTTCATCACTAAATTTAGAGTATTCTGCAAATTTTCTGTTTGGCATCATTTTTTCATAATAATGACGATCCATTAAATCTGCGGCCACTAATAAAGAGAAACCGTCAAAATCATCAGGTATTCCTACATGAACATGCGCGGATGTATTGGCAGAAGTGTTAAAATTACTCATTATACCTAATGCACGTCTCACCAAAGGAATATCTTTAGTAGTTAATATTCTAGAAGAAATCTCAGGCGGATTCCCTAATGTGCTATCAATTGATAAATGCCAGCAATTTTCATAATCACTTTCTTCATCCTGTCTTGCATCAGTGGTGCATTCTCCTAATTTTCCTAAAATACGAGATATTCGATCAAGAATAGCATCGGTAGTTGATTCAGAATTGCTATTAACATAATCTCTGAATTCTGCATCGTCTTCATAAAATTCAAATACTTCTCTGGTATAAGTTCTTTTATCTTCTTTTATAGATTCTATAGCATCTTCTTTACTGCTTAACCAGTCAGAATATTCTGTATCAAATTCTTCTTTAGCATATTCCCATTCACCTACCGCCTCATCATACTCTTCTATTGACGAATAATCAGTTTCTATAGGTTTTAATAATTCAAATTCTGGTTGTGGATAGTCTTCTTCCCAGTCTTCTATACTAGCATACCTCCCATAGTTATGATTATTCACTAACCAATCTATATATTTTTCTTCTATATCATATTTTCTACTCAGTATTTTCAATAGTTCTTCGTCAGAAGGATACTTCATGTAGTTAAATTCTATATCAAAACCAAATGTTCCGGGTTTTAATTTCTCCATTCCTTTTTTCTTTGAATAACGATTAAATGCCTTGCGTATTTTTCGGAATCTTTCTATAGAAAGTTTTTCACATAAAAGTTTGAAATGTTCCTTAAAAGACTGCATTTGATTATTTATTTAGATTTTGAACTAGGATTCTTTCTAAAACTCTCTGCATAATACCATCTACTTCAGTCCATTCAGTAGGTTCAGTATCTCTGGAAACAGTAGTATAGGGATTATCATAATCTATATATGAGTTTACTCTATTATTTTGAGGCAGATCATTCCAATAATAATAGCAAAATAAATTAGGAGAATACTCAACTATATCATTTAAAATTACTTCTTCTGGAATATACAATTTTTCAAAATTATAGGTTCCCTTTTCATTTCGTATAACAGTGATTCCACCAGATAACCTTTCATTTTCAGAAATCAAATTTCCTAAATTATTATGAACTGACTGTTTGCACATATTACAAAAATCTTTTGCAGGACATTGATTGCAATTCCAGAATTTGTCATCACATGCACATTTATTTCCAACTAATTGTTCTGCTGGAATAGAAAATAGGTGCATGATTCTTTTCAGGTCATTAGGATAAGTTAAATCAATATCATCCACATCTTCTCCAACTAAATCACACATGCTCAGCAGAGGATCTATTTGGCATGTATCTATTTCTCCCACATCTCTCCCAGCATTGTAGACTTTATCATATAAATCTCCGAAATATGTTTCTCTGCCAGCGATTCCATTAACATACTTTTTAGTTTCTGGAAGACTTTCTAAGTCAAAATGAGAATATTTTTCAACGAGTTCTCCGATATTTTTATGCTCTCCTTTTCTATAAATTTTATGAAAAGATTCAATTTTATAAACATCGAACGGAGCAGATATTCCTGTAAGTTCATAATTAGTTCCATCATATCCGAAAATTCCAAACGCAGAAATTTGCAGTTGTTTAGGATAGTTTATTTTTTCTTCATAAGTGTCAAGTGGAGCACTTCCGCAAGAAGATTCTTCATTGTTATAGGTTATTGAAGATATTGCGGATGATGGTATAGAAAAGGTAGTTTTTAAGTATCCTCCTGTTACAAAACAATCTTCGTCTTCAGCAGACACTGTTCCAGTTAGAACGGTTATAGAATCTTCGTCTATAAAATTACAACCTTGTATTATTTTATATTCTATTATGCTACCAGTAACATAATTCATAATACTACCGCAAGGATCGTTAGAAACTATACTATACACTACTGGAATACTAGTATCAGCAAATTGCAATGCTCCTATATTATCAATGCCATCATGTGTTATCTTTATTTCACTAGGAACTGCCGCAGTTAATTGAATGCTAGCACTACTGTAGGTTCTTTCATTAGTGGTATCACTTGTTTTTAGTGTAGCAAATACTGTAGGATTGCCTATCATACTATCAAAGTAAACAACTTCCCCACTAGCACAATATCCTAATGTTCCGTAAATGCTAGTTATTTCAGTGAATGACAAATCTGTATTTTCAAATTTCCAATAAGGATTCAGATGACTCCAAAAACTATCATTTTCTTCTTTTCTAGAGATACTGTCTTTAGAATACCATTCTAAAGTTGCAGATGGATCGTTACTAGAAATTTCATAATTTATAATTATAGGACAGCCAGCAGTAGAAACTGTATCAGATGTTATGCTTACGCGATTGTTGTAGAACGGACCATTTACACAACTTATTTGAAATGAGGAAGTTTCCGCACAATTTCCTACTGTAAGAGAGAAAACTCCGCCAGACTCATATATATGAGTTTCATTTGTATCATAGGAATAATTTCCATCTCCCCAAGATATTACAAAGTTCTCTGATAAATCAGCAGAAACTGAAAAGTCGGTAATGTGTTTAATTCCAGTTAGTTCTATAGGATATACTGTTATCACAAAAATACTTACAGTTTAGAAAAATTTCCTTTGTTGTCTAATGAATAAAAGAATATGTTTTCCTCTTTAAGTCCTGCGTATTTTAAGTGAAGAGCTATGACGTAACTTTGTTTAGTCAAATTAACTGCTACACTAACCTTCTCAACAGATACTCTTGGTTCAAACTGTTGTATGGCACTTTTAATAGTCGAACCTAAGCTAACACCAGCTAATTCACTGAGTGATTGTCCTATCATTCCGCGTATTTTAGTGTCAAAATGAGCATTAGTATATCTTTTTTGAGATAGTATGTTGAGTATAGAATTTCTAACAGCATCATAGTCTGTATCTAGAATAATGTCATTTCCATTCACCACATTATTGCTACTATTACTCGCAGATACTTTTTTGATCTGTAAATCTAGATGTAGATCATAATATGTTTTTTTACTGTCTGGACGGGAAACATTGTCTATCACTATCGCCATAGTTATATTTAATTGATTAAATAATGTATCATGGAATATAAATTTGACAAACTATTAGAGTCTTTTCCGATTTTAGAAAAACAGCAAACTGATGTGGCAACTGATAATGGCGTGCCTACTCCGGGAACAACCGTTTCTATCAAACCAGAGGCATTAACGCATCCTTTCATAAAAATGAAGAGCCTAGAATTTCAACAAAGAATGGCAGAATATGTTGAAGATAATAAGAAGAAAAAAAAGAAATTTCGCCTAGTTGTAACTAATGTCATTCCTGCGAGAAATAGTGTAGAATACTATGAAGGAGCCTCTGCTCCACTTGGATATTTAGTAACAGTTGTCAATCAGATTGGGCCAGTTTCTAAAGGTCATTTCAGCGTTCCTCTAGAATTGCTTACTATTGAAAATGCTGCATGGAATGCTATGCAAGCAGATATTCCAGATGAATGGAATTATGATACTACTAAATTTGGCAAATTTATGGATGTAATTAATGGTTACATGGCTACTGGAAATCCTCCAGTAGGAACATTAGCAGCAGAAAAGAAGACCAAATAAATAATTTAGATGAATTATACTCTGCCTAAAGAACATTATCTAGCCTTTGACGGAAAGGACATACGAGATGAGTTGAAGAATCTTCTCGTATCTTCAGGTGTTTACACAGATGCGCGTTTTGAGGGAAGTAACATTTCTGCTTTTACAGATATGTTTGGTATGATTTTTTCTCAGTTGCTTTTTTCTTTGCATAAATCTTCAGTAGGAGGAACTTTCAGTGAAACCGACATATATAAAAATATGAATAGAATAGTCTCTTTGGTAGATTATTCACCAGTAGGATTTCAAACTTCTCATGTGTCATTTTCAGTCACTGTAGATAATTTATCATCCGGCTCATTCATAATTCCAAAATACTGTAAAGTAAATGTAGGAGGTTATTACTATTCAACAGTGTCAGATATTTTTGTAGAAAACGGTCAATCAATAACATTGTCTGAAAATATACTTTTCCAAGGTGATTGGAAGGAAAAACTTGCATTGGTATCTAATGGCGAACCTTCTGAAAGTTTTGTATTAAATGTAACAGATACTGTAGACCATAATAATGTAGAAATATATGTGAAGTCTGAAAATTCTACATGGAGATTGTGGAATAAGACTAATACTCTTTTCCTATCAAACAATTCAGATCAACATTATACTTCAAGACTTAATGGAGATAAACAATATGAATTCAAATTTGGTGACGGAATAAACGGAAAGGCACTTTCTAGAGGAGATAAAGTTTTGGCAGTATTCTTGTCTACAAATTTAGAAAAGGGCGAAATAGGAGCATCTGCATTAGACGGGAAGAGCCTTTCTCTACCTGCGCAGAGATATATAAATGAATTACTGGTAGATTCTGGTAGAACCTTTATTTCACAAACAGACCTTGGCAAAATAAGATTAGCAAATTCTTGTGGTTCATCATTTTCTAGTGAAGCTGAATCTGTTGAACAGATAAGGAAAAATGCTCCAGTAAACTATACTTTTCAAAATACATTAACAACCTCAGAAAGCTATCGTTCATATATTCTTAGCAATTTTAATAATGTGTTAAAAGATTGCGTTGTTCTTAATAATAAAGAATATCAAGATCTTTATTTGAAATTTTTCTACGAGAACATAGGAATAGGAGATATTAACAAAGAGTCACGTTCTGTATATAATAACATCAAATATTCAGATTCTTGTTTTTTCAACAATGTGTATTGCTTCCTTCTCAATAGAAATAGAACTGATTCTACTTCTATATTAAATGATGCCCAAAAAAACTATATAGTAGATGCAATAAATTACAAAAAATGCGTTTCTGCTAATATCGTTCCTATGGACCCTGTTTATCGCTCTGTTTCTATCTGTTTTCCAAGCGAAACTCCGATATTGACCAAAGAGATTTCTTCTATAAAAATAACAGTTCCTCGCAACCAAAATAGAAATGCAGTAAAAGATAAAGTAAATCAATTACTAATAGATAGTTTTGATTATCGGAACCGCATACTAGGAGAAGGATATTCAATTAATACGTTAGTCAATTCATTACTTGGTATGGGAATAACTAGCATAAAAACAGTCAATACATCTACAAACGAAGAAATAGATGGTATATATTTTGTAAACTATAATCCAGTTCATGCGTTTGCTACCAATTCTGCAAAAGTTTCTAACTCAGATATTTCTGTTGAAAAATTTGAATATTTATATTCAGATATTAAAGATTTCGCAAATAAGATAATAGTTGAATAGTTGCAAACTCAAATCCAACTAAATAATCTCTAATGAGTGTGGTTTTGAAAAATATAAATTCTGTTGCCAGTTATGGGGTAATTGATAGTAAAATGCTATCTTTCTATGATTGGAAAAAGGCCAATCCAACTATCAATTTATATGATGCAGCAAGATTATATAAGAATTATCTAGAAAACTATTCTAAACAAATACCGCAAGAGATAACTGCTAGTATATCTAATGATTATAGGACATTAGTAAGAGACTTATTGATAAATTTTAAGGACGATCCATATTTTGAGAGAATATCAAAAATAAATTTAGATAGTAAAGAAGAGATATATTTAGCAATACCGAAACTTGCTAAAAAACTCAAGGAAATTGCATTATATTATTCCAAAAAAAGAAAGGCGGTCAAAGATTCTAGGGCTAAAAATAGTTTAATAGGATCGCAAATAGGATTAACTCATCTCCTTAAAAAGGATATCCAAGATCAACAATCTAAAGAGAAGATTTTTCCAAAAAAAGAAATAGATATTCAATCAAACCTTTCATCTATTGAAATAGAATTTGTCGAATTAATAGACCAACATAATTATTGGGAAGACCAAAATCAATTTCCTACAGGAACAACTAATCCTCTTTTTTTTATATTAGAAAATTATATAAACGACAATTATGATTCGTCCTCTATACCAATAGAAGATTATGTCAACCCACTATCTGATTGTGAAAATGATAATACATTAACTATAGAACTGTTCTCAGATTCTACCTCTAATTCCATTGCAAATGATATTTTGGCAATATATGGAGGATTTTATTATAAAAAAACAATACCATTTAATATCCCATTTAAAGAAGGTAATAATTATCTACATTGGTTCGGAGGAGAGTACTATCGTGAAGCACCTGAAGGAATATACGAAGATATTCAGATAAACTCTTTAGATTGGAATGATGCTACATCTGCGTCATCTATTGATAATGCGGATGTTATATGGTGCCATGCAGGAAACGTAGGATTGTGGGGAGCATGGCTGAGCAATACCTCATATTCTACTTCACAAGCAACTCTAACCGCAGATATAAAAAATCATACAATGTTCAAATTCCCGTTTCCGGGAACCGGAACATCAGCAGAAGGAACTGAATGGTCTGGACCTACTCTCAGCAATCAAACCAAAATTGATCGTAAATTTTTCCCTTCAGAAGAAAGTTTTTTAGAAAATCAAGAAAATATAAAAGATTTATACTGGTCTGAGTTCTCTGGCATAAGTTCCTGCGAACCTCTACTCATAAACAATTCAAAATTGATAGAATCATTATCTCCATCATTCAACTATAAACTTGCACCTAAGCTAAAATTGAGAACTGAAGTATCGACCGATTTACTGCATGACTTTAATCCTAACCAAGTGTTTGATGGAGATTTCGAGGAATGCTGGTTATATGATTTCAAACAAACAGAATTATCAATAAAATCTGGGATTAATAATATTTTATACCCAATTACTGCATTTAATCCCTCTGACATAATAGAGATAAATTATGAATCAGGAAACTCCCAAGACTTATCGGCTATACCACACACTGCTTTTGCAGGAGCTGTTGCTGGAAATGATTTAACTGACAGTGATATTCTAATAAAGTTGCAGTCTCCGTGCGGTCCTGAAATTGAACGAGCATATCTGAAAGGGCAGCCTCTTTCAAAATTTATAAATCATAAAGAAGACTGTGCCTGTGATGGCAATTTTGTAAACTACTATACTGGATGGAGAATGACCAAAGGCAGCACGCAACCAGCGCTTTCCTTCAAGGGGAATTCTGGAGAAACTGTTCGTTTTGTATGGACTGGTCCTAAAACCAACGTCAATGAAATTTTCAAATCATTTGATCATGACGCTACTTGTGAATTTCATAAAGAGAAGATCAAACCAAACATTCTTGAAAAAGATTTTTCTAGAAGAAAAAAAGGATTAGAAAGCTGGAATTCGTGTAATTGTAGAAGTGTATACTCTACACCACTCGGCCATAATGGAACCAGTGTCAACAGTTTTAATTTGGTTCCTGATTTAATACTACTAGATACCAATTTCCCAACAGCATTTAATACAAACACTTGGATTGGAAGAGACGGAAAATCATATAAAGAATCGGAAGACGTAGCATGGTTTAAGAATACTGGAAATCATGCTAACGTAAATTGGTCTAAAGGTTCGTGGATTACTTCTGGAACAGGACAGGATTTCTTTTTAGAAACTGGAAAAACGTATCAATACTATCGTAGTAACTTAAATCGTTGTGAATTTGAATTGCCATATCTTATCCAAAACCATTGTTATATTTCATGCACAGTGACTGATTGCGATAACACTAACTGTGTCCCAGCTTGGAAGAAATCAATCCAAAATGCTGAAAATAATTGGATTGAAACAGATTTTGATTCAGACATGAAAATGGAGAGCGGTTATTATTATCAGTATTTGCACCAAAATAGCAGCAATGTAGAATATTCTAGAATAAAATATGATGGGACTACTTTAACAGGAGATTATGTATCACTTTCCGCAGATGATCCTAAAATAACATTTGAGAAATTTAATTCTTCTCTGCCATCAATCAATTTCAACATCAAAATAGATTTAGAGAACAATTTGCCATATTGGGCAGATGTGGACAAAACGCTACATTTAAGAAATTACAATAATAGAATTGTAAATGAATATGTAGTCACTAAACAACCGGAGTATTCATTATTGAAGATGAATTATGGAACAGTATTAGAATTTGATATACCATGCGATAAATGTTTCAATTGGCAACAACCTGTTGAAATAAAAATAAACATTCCAACTACTGAATGGAAAAAAATAGACTTTGATAGATGTGTAGAGTCTGAAATACTTGATCATCTTTATAATCGCTGCGAAAATGTATGTGAATATGGAGAACTCTGTGGATGTAACGAAGTGTGCAAAAACTTAAAATATGGATTAACTGCAACAGATATGCCTAGTGATATAGTTCTTAATACAGAATTAAGTGGTATACCTGTTTTCATAGAATATTTTGCACAAAAAGATTTCAATTTAAGCGGAGATGTATTTGATATTACTAATGGAGATTCTCTGTCTGCTGAAAATATTTCTATATATTCTAAAGCTAATTTTCCTTGGAGAAACTTGCCCAATACCGAATTGCCAATAATAGCAAATTTTGCTAAGAATGATTTTGTATCTAAAGAAGAAAAGGGATTACTGCATCCAAATAACATATCCACTGGAAAATGGTTAGCCAAAAATTATTCTTCTCAATTAGATTATTCTTCAAGAACTGCTAGTTCATTAGATATTGTTAGTGAGATTGGAAGAATATCCTCTATAAAAGAAGATTCGTCATGGAATAAATTAGGAACGACCTGTATAAGAACTGAAGGAGAGCAATCTTATGTTCCTTACAATAGTTTACATACTGGGCCTGATGAAAACTATATCTTCAGTGAATCAGATTATTCTAAAAATTATAGAGGACAAAAAATAATAAACTGCGGAGAAAATGCATTTTATGAAAATCTTCCATCATTGACTGCTAATATGATAGATTGGAATGAAGATATATGGGGCAATCAATATTTTGTCTTTACTAAAGAAGATAAAGATAAATTAGATCATTTATCAGAATTTGTTGAAGTGTGGATAAAAACAGTTGACGGAAATTTATCTAAATTGAATTAAGATAAATAAAGTTATGCACGAAGACTTTATAGAAAGAACGGAGTTTGATGCAGAGCCTTATTATGTTACTATGCATAATAAGAGTGGCCGAGATTTATTAGTATCAGGTAGAACGCTAGGCAAAGACTGTAATAAAAAATGTATTGCGGGAATATATGTAGAAATAGACAATGCAATAGTGTTAGTTCCGTATTCAGATTTTGATTACTATTAACAGTCTTTTTGACTTAAATAAATTTCTACATAAAACTAATTAAATATGAGTATATATGCCATTTACTTCAGGTTTACCCTTTTCATCAACCATATCCGTTACAAGTGATTTTGTAATAGGCTATGATGTCAGTGACACTAGCCAAAATGTTACCGGAACCACTAAAAGATGGAGTGTTTCTGCCATACCACCAATGATCGAGTCTGAACTTGGATTGCAGAATTATTCAGATATAGAAACCGTTATTACTGAAACATCGGCAATTTGGAACTCTTATAATAATAGTATAACTTCTATTCAGACATCTATAGATACTATTGAAAATGATTTAGAGCAATTTCAACTAAACCTATTGTCTATTTCTTCTGATGTTAGTGATGTTAATTCTGAATTAACTTCTATAAATTCGGATTTAGTAGATATGTCGGATGCCATTACTATTATTACATCAAATATAGACAGTGTTGAAAATGACATATCTTCCTTATCTGCTGAAACAGTGGATATTAGCAGTAAAATAGATTCTCTATCTTCTATCACAACAGAGTTACAAACAGATGTTTTAGATTTGTCCATTGAATTAAACGAACTTTCATCTTATACAGTGAGCGGTTTTGATAACATTTATACTGAGCTATCTTCTATAAATTCAGACTTAGTGACATTATCATCATTCGCAGCATCTTCTATCACTAATCTTATTACAGATATAACTGAATTATCAGGTGTAATAGATCAGAATTATGATACTTTAGTAATATTGCAAAATGATTTATCTAGTCTATCTAACGTAGTAGCTGATAATTATAATGAATTTTCTGTTATAGAAATTGTAGTAGAATCATTAACTGCATCAATGGGGGCATTAGATGAGCTGAATTCTGTATACGCACCAATTAGTGGGGATGTTATAAATGCGATAAATTCTATACCCCCTATTGAGTCAGAAATACTTTCTCATGGATCGAGTATCAGCAACTTAGGAACTGTTACAAATGGTATAATAGATAGTAAAGGAGAGCCAAACGGTTATGCCTCATTGGACGGTGATGGCAGATTGCCATTAGGTCAAAGAACATTGAGAAAGAGAATTTCATTAGGCACTGGAAATACTATAACCACAGATGTTTCTTTTGCAGATGAATTTGATTACACTACTACTGGCAATGTAACACTATCTAATCCTTTAGGAGGTTATCACGGACAATTAGTTATCTGGACAATACGATATGGGGGCTCGCACTCAGTTACATTAGGAAATAAATTTAGAACAGGCAACTCTATAACATTTACATCAACTAATAATTTCTTTGATAAATTAGGTGCTTGCTATGACGCCATTGATGATAAGTGGGATATAGTTACTTTTGTAGGTGCATTCCCCGTCTAAATAATAGTAATAATGTTCTCGCTATCATCAGACAGTACCAAAAGTATTCAAGTATTTTATGATACTATTTTTCATTTAGAAAAAATAGTAAAAAATGACATTTTGAATATATATAAACTAAAGACTGATTATGATAGTGCCGAAATATCAAATGTCTTTCCTAAAATCAGCATTGATTTCGGAAATTCGAATACTACATTGCCATTTAATTCTACCCGTAGTTGTTATGTAGGCAGTTTACTAATTGAAAATTATAAGAAAATATTAATTGCTGCATTAGATTATAATGGAACCACTTCGCAAACAGTATCTGGACAAATTCATACAGGTACATCTTTTAATCCAAAATTTTATACATATGATATAAACAATCATTCTATACTATCTTTAGATTTAGATAACTACGGTGAATGGATACAACATCCTTATGGTGACTTAATTTCCACTATACCATCCTTTCTATTCAGAGTCAACGATAATAAATTCGGTCTATTATCTAAAGTTACTAAAAATATTGATGGAATAGATCGTAGATGCTATGTCGTAAATTATTTTTATTTTGAACAAGACGCTATCAAGCATCTATCTTCAAAAAATTATGTAGTAGAAGATTCAAACGGGAATTATAATTCATCCTTTGTTCCCAAAAAAGTATTGATTATAAATGAAGAATTATATATTTGCTTGGTAGGAATTAAATCATCTGAAAGAAAGGTTTTCTATATGAAATTGGGAAAAGTGGATGAATAAATATATTAAGTGACGCTCTCTTCCACAGAAATAATACTGGTTTCATCCGTAAACAATAGTTTTGAATATGATTATTTACAAAACGGTAGACTTAACGTAGAAAATTCTATTTCGTCTTTCGAGGGATGTATCGTAAACGAACTAAATTTTCTAACAAATGTTGTAGATATAGATAGCAATGAGAACAATATATTATTTTTAACCGATGGATATAAGTTAACAGATATTAGTGGAGATAATTTTACATATTATTCTTCTAATAAAAACATAGAATTTGTGAATTCAGTTGAGAAAACATATGATTGGCTTTTTTTAACATCAACGCACTCAAATAAATTAAATATTTTGCCACTAAAAAACGATTTTTCTGAAAATGATCAACATTTAATATATGATAATCGTTTTAGAAGACAATATGATGGGGTTTATTTGAAAAATAATAATATTGCATTGCAATATAAAACCAATTCTCAAACAGTTGAATTACTTTCTGATAAAGAAACATCTATAATAGTTCCTCCGAACATAACAGCATTTGATATAAACAGCTCGTCACTAACTAGTATAGAACTATATGGCGAAGGAAGTCCAATAAACTCAGACTATATTATTCTAGACCGAGAGAATATTGACCACAGTTCAAATAATGTAAACGGAATACCTTTATGTATTTGGTATAACGACGAAACCGAACAATGGACAGAAAGATGGTATGATCCGAATACTGTTGACCCTTTAGACGCTTTCATTGCTCAAAAAAATACAACATCTTCTGAAAACAGTATTATAGATATTGTTAGCACTGAAGAAATATTTCCGAAAAATAAATTAATATATTCTAGGATGGGCGAGATTAGAAATTCTATACACATAAATTCATTTACAGATAATTCAACAATATTAGATATAACTGCATGGAATGGGCGATTTAGCTCTAATGGAAATGAAATATATTCTGTTCCAGCACTACCAAACATCACTTCAGATATAGGACTGTTTGATAGTAACTACCATTATCATCTACCTCCACAAGATTCATTTTTTGAAAAGAGTGATTTTACTGTATCCTTTTGGGCAAATCAAGATTGGATTTCTGGTAATGATACACAATATTTTGGAAATTATCGAGAAGAATCTGGATTTGGTATATTTTATGAAAACGGTTCTACCATAGAAAGTATAACCATCGCTACATCAGGCGACATGCTATATGAATTTAACAGTAAAGGCATAAAGTTTTTGGAAAAAAATTTAGAAAATTCGTTAGGTCATTCTGCTAATATAACGAAAATAGCATGTGATATAGATGAAAGAACATGGATGTTTGATTCGTTGAATAAGAAATTTTACATAAAAGACAGCGATAATTTAATAACTAATATAATATCAACATCCAATAGTTCATCTATTAAAAAAATGGACATAGATTCTCACGGAAACTTATATGCTATGTTCTCTGATAGAGAATTATTGAAAATTAATAATGCTAGTTTTGATACTAGCGTCTCCGCAGTTTCGTCGTATAACGATTTTTATATAAAATATGATGATTCAATAGAACTAACATATTCTGATTTTAGTGCCGAAAACAGTGAAGAGGATCAATATAAAATTTTAGGAACAAATTTATATAAAAATAATCAAATTGTCTATCATTTAGAAGAAAGAGCATCTTCTATGCGTATTGATAGAGATGACAATATATGGATAATTTATAGAAATAAACTTTTAGTTTTGGACAAAAATTCTGCACCTTTAATTAAAAAGACCTTTGATTTGGCTAAGGAAGAAGAAATTACTTGCCAAGAATTAGAATTTATAACAGACCTTACTGGAAAGACTCTAGTATGGCTATTTTTCAACAGTAATAACATTATAATAATACTAAATCTTGATGGAAAACTAGTTAAGCGAATAGATGTAAAGAATATTATAAATTTGAAGAATTGTCAAACTCTAATGATGAGTGTGAGTGGATTTTTATCAAATTATGAATCTTTACGCCGTTATTTTCATACAGGAAATTCTCGAATAACCGTTAAAGGAAGATTATCTTGTGGAGAAGATAATTTTGAAAAATTCAGATTAAGTTCTAATGCCAATCACCTCACCGGATATAATCATATTGCTTTCAAACACCAAGTTTCAAATAATTACACAATAGTTTCTCTCTATATAAATGGTTCTCTTGTAGCAAGTGAACAGTATAATGGAATTTATTTTATGGACCATGGAAATAAAGTTACTCCATTTTTAATAGGTGCAAGAAGTGGAAAACTTGGTGCTAAAAACGTAGAAAAATCTCTCAATCGTGGAGGATACTTCAAAGGAAGTTTATCTAAACTTAGATACTATAAAGTTCCATTAGATGATTATAAAATTCGTTCTTTAGCTAAAGAAAAACACTGGAATTTATGGCATACTGGATATTGGAACATGCCCACTCCATCTACCACAAACATAGAACTAATAAAATCATTGCAGAGCCTTTCGTATCCGGGACATGCTTCTAACACATATGATCTGCGCATAAAGAACACTAATTTATCAAATGATGAAAAATTACGTATGGAAAACTATATAAGAAGTAGAGCATCTAAATATGCTCTAGCGCAATCCGTTTTAAGAAACGTAATTTTTGAATGATTTATACATTTGATTCTGTAAATAAAATAAAATGAATTCTATCAATAAAGCACTTTCTTACATACCGTTTTCTAAAAGCGTGTTTCAAGATAATAAAACACAGTCAATAAATGATCGGTTTGAAATATTCGGTTCTCCTAGTATTTCTAAAGATAAGAAAATAGATAGACTATCAGTAAAATCAAAATATGATAATTATTCTGACGGAGGAAAATTCTCCAACATGTATTATCATCAATTGATGACCAATTTATATAATGATGACAAAACTAAGCGTCTAAAATTATATAGAACTATGGCATCTTATCATGGAGTTGAACAAGCTCTTAAAGAAATTGCTAATGAATTTTTTGTAAAAGATGATCGTGGTGAAATAGTAAAAGGAAAACTTCATAATGATTATAATGAAGAAATAAGAAACATAATTGAAAAGGAATTTCAGAAATTTATTAAAATTTATAAATTGAAAGAAAAGGGTCCGCAATTAGTAATAGATTATGTAGTTGAGGGGGAATTATTTTGGGAAAATATCGTATCTGGAAAAAATCCAGAAAAGGGAATTATTGGAGCTATACGAATAATGCCTGAAAGAATAGATCCTCTATACTACGATACCGAAAGTGAACTGATAGATTCATTTGTATTAAAGAAAAAAACATTGGACGAATATCCTCTTCAAACTGCTAAATTTACTACACATTCTAATCCTACGGAAGGGGTAAATCAAATGCTATTTCTTAATGATAAACAAGTTACCTATGTATGCAATGATAAATGGGAACCTAATGGTAAGAAATATAGAGTGCCCCCTATTTCAGCCGCACACGGCCCATACACGCAGCTTACTCTTGTAGAGGATGCTACAGTCATATACATGATTACAAGGGCTCCAGAGAAGCTCTTCTTTCAAATCTCTACAGGAAATATGCCGCCCACAAAAGCAGATAGTTTTGTCAACAGACTTATGGGCCAATTTTCATCCAAAAAAACAGTAAATGACGGAAAAATACAAAATACGTATGATCCTATTAGTATGACAGATAATTTATGGATGGCAAAATCTAAAGATATGGACCCTTCAACAGTAACTACTATTGGAGGCGGTTCTCAAACTATGGGAAATATGGAAGTTTTGAATTACTTTGTTCAAAAACTATACAAGGCACTATCTGTTCCATTGAGTCGTCTAAACAGTGATAGTGCATTTTCTGATGGCGAAGCCATAACAAGAGAAGAACTTAAATTTGCACAAGAGATAATGCGTATGCAAACTCGTTGGGCAGAATCTCTCAAAGATGCATTTATTACGCACTTAAAATTGAAAGGAAGAAAGTTATTCGATGTTGCAGAAAAATTGAGAATAAAAGATATAGAATTGTCTAGAAAATCAAATCAACAATCACAGAGAGTTACAATAGAATCTCTTAAAAAAGATAAGTTCAGCTATCTAACATGGGATTCTGTCGATTGTATTTTAGAACAGGTGGACAGCAGATTGAATGATTATAAAAATTCAATGTTCAAACACATAGAAGTGTTAATAGAAAAAAGAAATGATTTTACCGAAAAACTAGCAAAAATAAAAACCGAACTTATTATCGAGAATAATGACAGCAATTATGAATTATTAGTAGATAAGAAAAAAATGTTAGAAGATGATATTACTGACATAGATCTTGTAATCGAAGATTACCAAAACGAATACCAAAACTTAGTAGATGATAATTTATCTTGGTGGGATCAATATAAATTACAAGATGAAGACTTGGAAGTTAGATTTAATGAGCCTTCAAACTTTTTCGCTCTAAGAGAACAGCAGAAATTTAATATGAAAGTTGAAAATTATAATCAACTTGCGGCAGATGATGCATGGTCAAAATTATACTTACAAAAATGGTTAATGGGCCTTACTGACCAAGAAATATTGCAGAATTATGCAATGTCTAAAATTTCTGCCGCCCAAAAATGGGAGATTGATCAAATATCTCAAAATGGTCCAGATTGGCGTTCTCAACTTTCACAAGAAAAAGCTGCTGATGCTATTGGAGAAATGGGAATGGGCGGAAACATGGATATGGGGGGAGGTGGTGAAACTCTTCCTGATTTTGGTGGTCAATTAGAAAATGATGCTGGCTCTGAAACAGACTTACCAGAAGCAGGCGGTGAAACCGGAGAAGAGTCTCTAACAATGAAATCTCCTCTTGATTCAGAAATAGGCAATGACGAAGATACTAAATAAAGTAAATGTCTAATTTAACGAATTGGGGTTCAACTTATTTAAGTCCAACTATCAAAAGTGTAGAGAGTTTAGTTTACAGAACTAAAACTCTTCTAGGCTACCCAGCAGTTCAGGACGAGTTAACTGATGCACAGTGGTTAGAGATTGTTAGAGAATCATTAGAAGTTTTCACTCAATTTGGCGGAGGAATGAAAGATGAATGGTTGATGTTCACTAGTGATGAATATGAACATGGCTGCGGAATAAATTTATCCAATTTAATAACATTTGGTTGCAGTGATTTACATTGCTACCAAACCACTGTAGTTGAACAGGTTACTAGTATAGATTCGTATTGTAATGACTATGGCACATATACAGGCTATCTATCTGCAACACCTTACTATATACCAGAACAATTTGACGTAGATATTCCGTCATCTATACCATTTACAGGAACTTCTGGTCAAGATGTTTTTATTTATTTCGATCCAGAACAACCATGGAATGCTAATAAAATATGCAATGCTAATTGCGTTTATGTAAAGCCTGTTAGTTCTCAAAGTTTTCAACTATCATCCAGTGAAGCAGTATGGAATAGCACACTGAACTTCGCCAGCGAAGAATTATCATCTATCTATCCTAGTATTTCAAGTGAAATTTCTGCCTATTCTATAGAAAGTATCCCAGTTTCATCATTGGGAGATAATTTATCTGCTATTCCAGTAGAAGCATATAATATAGAATATTTTTATCCTGAAGATGAAATAATAACACCGCCTCTAAAAGCTTGTGTCAATGTAAGAAACGGGACTGGTAGAATATATCCCAATTGTGATGCATCTAAAGTCAATACCTGCTGTGCTCTCTCAGCACAATATAGCATTTCAGATAATTATAATCATGTCATAACAAACTTAGTTCTTAGTAGCACGGATTTAGTTCTCTCTGGTGAAGACAGTCCTTGTCTATTAACTGAAGGAGGAGAACCTATTCTAACAGAAGAAGGAAGTGGTATAACTATAAATTACCCAGTATCCGCATTAGAAGCCATTTTAGAATATTTTGAACAATTTTGCTCGGATTGTAGTTGCAATTGCCATGCATTAACCTCCGTAGATTTGTCTAATCAGTGTAGTCCAGTTTATACCTTCACTGCTGCTCAAAGCGTTATTTCGGGTGAGGACGGAGAGATATATCCATTGTCTGCTACTGACATCAGTCCCGCAACACATGTTAGAATCAAAAATTTGCCATCTTGCACAATTAATGGTTCTATTCCATTAACCGAAAATGATGGAATTTTAACAACATTTACATTATGCAACACTGCATTGGATACTAATGGACCGATGACTATGAATGATGTTCAATTTATAATTGACCACACTCTTCCAGAAGAAAACGTAGGTCAAAGTTGTGGATGGAAGAATACTGGATTTGCATTATCTAAACATATTTCTTCGCTTGAAGAATGTGTGAGACATACGCCTGAAAAAATTAAAATAGATCTTACATTTAAAGAATGTGGCGAAATTACTAATGTAGGAACAGTAACTTCAGTGTTATCTGGAAATTATGATGAAAGTTTAGGACTAAGACGTAAAGTGCATGGCCTGTTTACATTCGATGAAGCAAATGGAGGAGTGTTTGGAGGTTCTAACTCAGAAGTGTTATTTAATTTTGACTATGCTCTTATGGGAAATATGTTTGGATACGATTTGCGAGGAAATCGAAGCGTAGGACAACCCAATGGTTTTAATTTGGTCACATACCATTTAGCAAAATCATTTATAGAATTAGCGGGTAGAATGCTTCGTTATGTGACATACTCATTTGATCCGAAAACGCAGTATCTAAAAATACATCCTGAACCAAACACTCACCGAAACAGTAGTGAGTGTTGTAATAGAAGCACGATGGGCAGTAGAGGAAAGCAGGCTTATGTCATAGGTGTTAAGGTTGAGGCACCTATAAACGAACTAATGAGTGAATACTTTATTAGGGAATATGTGTTAGCAAGGGCTATGCAAGTAATAGGTAACATACGTTCTACATATCAACAAGTCACATTATATAGCGGTCAAACATTAAACGGAGATCAGATGTATACCCAAGGAACTGCAAGAATAGAGACATTACTCAAAGAATTGAGAAATGATTTTTACTATTCTGAGCCTACTAGAATTTTCTTTGGCTGATAAATAAAGTATAACTTCATTAGAATTATAAAAATCATTAATTTACAGATAGATTGTCTATAGCAGTTCTTACCATTTTTTTCAAATTAATTTGATACCATTTATCTGGATATAAATTGCATCTACTATCTCCCATCGCGCAAATTCTTTGATAGAAATCAGGATTATGAACATGTTTATCAGAACATTTTTGAATGAATCTAAGTTGTTTCTGGTTCAATGGGGATGGCATACGCATCTCCTCATCAAACATTAATTGTAAAAATCCCATATTTTATTTTTCCCTTTTAGTTCTTCTAAGGTGCTGTATCCAAAAATCTCTACAAGTTTCATATGCCTCGGTTCCTTTTCTCTGAGTCTTTAGACATCTATCAAAGTTAAATGACTTATCTTTTCTTCCCCAACGAACTTTCTTAACCCCATCTGCATATGGGTTTTCTCTACAAGCCATCCATCTAAATCCTTTACGGTCACTGACTTGCCTCATAGTTGGATGAGTGCATTTCGCCTCATTTAATATGTGATTTACCAGTTTGTCAAAATTTTCGGTCATAGCACTATTATTCTATTTATCTGCAATATTTTTAATCTCTTAGATTCTTACAACAGTCCCATAATAAGCAGTAGTATTTCCATCAAGAGAGTGATGTGCTACTATATCAACAAGTATATCATACTGTTTTTTAGTCTTCTTATTGACTATGGTTAACTCGCTTTGAAATCTCATACCATATTGAATATTTTTTTGCCATTCTTCCCAAGTATGAATTCTCTGCTCTTCTACTATAGCAGACAGCCATCCTTTACCAAGTAATTCATCAGAACTCATTCCAAGTATCTCTATAACTCCTTTATTTGCCCATATCACTTCACCCTTCTCATTGAACTCGATAATTCCAGTAGCCATAATATTATCTGCTACTTGCTTTGCACGCAATTCAGATAATCTCATAGATTCATCTATACGATTTATTCTATCTTTTATACTTTTACCAGAATTTGGAGAAAATTCATGAGTCATCGAATCTATAAACGGAATGACTCTTTTTTCCATAACAGTAGTTATATTATCAGCCCGTTTAGTTAAATCACGTATATCTTTAACAAAGTTTTTAATAGGAGAAATTATATATTTCAATCCTCCCCATGCAGTAGCACCGATAGACAAAGCATATACTGTAAATTCTGCAATTTTCACACCTAAATCCAAATCAAACATAAAGTTAAATAATACTTATTATGAAGACTTTTCAGGCAATAATTATTTTTATAAAGGAGATTTTTTCAGCAATAGAAAAAATGAGAAATTTTATATCTTACTATAAGTCAAAAAAGAAAGAAAGATTACTAGAAGAAAAGGAACAAGAAAAATCCTCTGCTAAAATAGACTATGCAATTTCAACAGAGGATTTAGATAAGCTAAATGATTTAGCTGGTTGGAAAGATTAGTAACTTACTACTGGACCATATTCACCTTCAGCAGGATCTGTAATATTAACAGTAGTTTGGTATTCTACCGTCAAACTAGCAGATGAATTACTATCAGAACCCGAAACAGAATAATATATATTATAGCTTCCGACAGGTAATTCTGTAGTAGATTGAGCTGGTAGAGTAAAGGAATTGCCAGTGTTAGTGTCAACAGATAGCCAAGGAATATTACCTGTATTTGATACGTTTCCATATTCTACCGATACTACTGGCGGTTGAGGAAATTCGCTTGATACTTGTCCGCATACATCAGAACCATCCAATTCTACAGTAACTACGTTATTTCCCGGAAACAGAGTGACTTCAATAGTATTATCAGAATAGTTGCTATTGCTTATATTCTGGTAACTACCTAATTGCGGAACAAACACTTGGCCGAAAACTAATCTAACTAAGTCGTCTTCATAAAAAGAGATATAATTTCCATAGGTGCTATCATTGTTGTCTGGAATAGTGAACGAAACTTCGGTGTAATCTCCAGATACCTTTTCTACGGTAAGAGGTTGTCCGGTTCTATTATAGATGACCGCAACAGACACTGGATACACCGGGGGTTCGGTGGTAGTAACAGGCTCATTTGAAGTAAATCCTTCAGGAGACAAGGTTCCGCCATGATTTGTTAGAGTGAATCCGAAGCTATAATTATAAACTGCATAATACGCAATATAGTAACCAGTTTTAATGGTCGTAGAATTAGGACCGCCCAGAGTTTGCGTTATGCCGTTCATATTAGTCAACACTACTTCGTATGAACTACTATTATATACATCACCGTAAACAGTATTAGTGTCTTCTGGTGGCTCTGTAGTAGTTGTGGTAGTTGTAGTCGCATCTGGACCAGAGTATTCTGAATTAAAACTTACTGCATAATCTCCGTATGAAATATAAAAGGTTCCACCAGATTGTCCGACTGAATACTCTCCATAACCATCGCCATTGATAGTGTACCATGTAGTAGAATAATTCCCTACCGGAATATCTTGTGATTGCTCATGTCTAAGTTCATAAACACTAGAATCAGTAAGATTCGTCAGATAAATGATTTTAGAGGTATCTGATGGAACGCTGCAATAAACTCTCGTCCATTCTACTGGAGGTAGTGTAGTGGTAGTGGTAGTAGTAACTGGACCTAGAATAATGACATCTAGTTCGGCAATTTTCTGATTCAATTCTTGTAATTTTGAATAAATTGAATCTACTACAGTTTTATTTTTAGCAACTGTTGCTGAAATCTTTTCTGCTAATTTTACTAATTTATCTTGTAGTTTAGTTATCCTAGAATTTAATTTATTCTTAGTATTCTGTGCTTTTTGTATTTGTTTTTCTGTTGCCATAATAGCCAATACTTAATCACATCTACATCATCTTTTCAACTGAATTATAGATAATTTCCATATGAAGATGACTGACTATTATCATAATTTCTCTTCAATAATTCATTAGCAGTCTGTGGAGCATATAGATTGTTTTCAGGCAAAGGATGCTTGTCAAATGGCGAAGACTCAGGAGCAATACCTTCTTCTCCACTATAATCAAATCTACGACAATCTAATTTATACACATAATGCCCTCCAAGAAAATCAACCGGATTTACAGTATCACTTCTTTCATTGACTGTATATAATCTTTCTGATTGGCGCAATGGTCGGTCACAAGCAGAGTCGTTAATATAAAACACATCTCCGTGCATAGGAAAAACTTTGCTGGCATCAACATCACCCCATGCTCTTTCAAATTCTGGAACTGGAATATATAAATTTATCTCTTCTTCTGATTGGTAGCCTATAGATGTCATAATTGCCCCATAGCTTTTAAGCTCTACTATTCCTTTTAACTGTCTCGAAGGATTGAACCCAGAGTGCTCTTCTCCATATAAGAAATTATGTTTTTTCAAATCATAAATTGATGAATAGTAAGTTATATCCATTCCATACAGGTTATTATATTGGACAACGTGCTGTTGAAAAACTTTTTTAATTGGATTATTACATGCAAATCTGTTTTGTGCAGAATAATTAGCAACTCCTTCTTGTGGTGAAAATGAAAAAGCAGGGACTTCTGGATTAAATGAAAATTTTCCATTAACTGACATTATTAAGTATATTTATACTGTGAAGGAATACAACTATAATAGAGAGATTTGGTATAACCTAGCTTTTTTTGAAGCGGTCATGGATGATACTAATGTAATTCGTCATGACTATGGGGAAGACGGAGGAACTCCTAAAAAAAGTATTCCTGTAAAATACATATATGGTCCTAAATCTAGAATTCTTTCAGATTTAGCAAATACCACCGATTCAATACGTCTACCTGCTGTTGCTATAACAATGAATTCTACCAGCAGAGACAATGATCGTATAAAGAAAAAGGGTGCATTTTTATATAAAGCTAAAGATGGTTCTTATCAAACATTAGAAGCAATACCATTTAATATAAACGTAACTATGACTGTTATTGGAAAATATCAAGAAGATGTTGACCAAATAATAACTAATTTTGCAGTGTTATGTAATCCATATGCAATATTTGAATGGAGAGAGCCTAAAACAGGTAATTCAGTTGAATCTGAAATATACTGGAGTGGCGAAATTTCGTACGATTACCCAACAGACGTTGCAGTGAATGCTAAATGGAAATTAGAAGCTAGCACAAGTTTCACAATAAAAACATATTTGTATAGAACTGCATCTAAAAATGTTCCTACAATATGCACCATAAACACTAATGTAGTTCCTGTCAATAGTTTTTACTGTAATTATGATACGATGTTGGAAAAATACAAAGATGTTCCACAGGACAAGTATACATCTTTAGGAAGACCTCAATTAAAATTTACTGACAGATCATTTTTTAGAGTAGGTGATAAACCTAGAATCAAATTACAAGGAGAAGGATTTCAAAGTATGAAAAATGTATATCTTTCTGCGGACAATCTAGAAATGTTTCCGCATAGAGAATATATAATTGATGATGAAAAAATAATGGCATATCAAGTTCCTTCATTCACTACAAAAGGAACGGTAGAATTATTTGTGGATGTTCCATTACTATCATCTGACGGACTTTTCAACGTAATTGCTACAAATAATTGTGGCAAAGGTGATTTAATTTCAGACTCTACTTCTATAAAAATAGTTGCCGATAATTTACCATTTCCAATTTATATACATAAACCGTATCATCATGGAATTACAGTATCGCCAATTTCTTCAATAAATGCCTTGATTGAGTATAATGAAGAAATAGGTATTGCTAATATATCAGATATGATAAATGATGTATTGCTTGCAACTAATTTTACTACAGAGGATTTAATCACTCACCATTATGCATGGTTTACGCCGGATATTTATGAAGATTTTATAGCATATCAGAATGCTATGTTAAGTGTGACTCATATGTGTCAATCAGACGATCAGTTAAATTCGGACGCATTAAATTAGTTGATTTTTTATAAGTAATTTAATGCCCACACAAGCTACTCAAGATATTATTGATAACATTGTTGATGCAGTTTCTGACGAATTATCAGAAACAACTGCACTAAGAAATAAAGTAAGCACAGTCACTGCTGCGT